TTGATTTATCTAACGGCAAAGGAAGTTGCTGGGATAAAAGGTTGCTCTGAACGATATGTAAAAATGCTCATAAACAATGGAAGTCTTCAGGGTGATGAAACAATAAACCAAAACAACCGCAAAAAATATTTGATACCTTTAAATGAACTATCCCACTCGGAACAGCTTAAATACTACAAATCGCACGCAATAGCAATTCCTGAGGATTTGCTCCCCGAACGCAAGACGGAGCGACCCCACAAGGAATTTGATGAATTTTCGGCGGTACAGCGTGAAGAGATTGCCGAATGGATAAGGATACTTAATGCTTGGGATGAGTATTGTGCAACATCAAAGTTACAGAAAGTACCTGCAACAGAAAAATTTGTACAACTGCAAAAGGTCGCTAATCCCGACCTTAACATATCGAAGGGAATTTTGTACCGGAAAAAAAAGGCTTTAAAAGCCGATGATCTTGCAGGACTGCTTGACAATCGTGGAAGTTGGAAAAAAGGTACATCGTCAATTCCTGAAGAAGTGTGGCAATGCTTTTTAAGTTTTTATCTTGATGAGGCACAGCACCCTATACAGGCGTGCTATGAATACACCGAAATGTGGATTAAGCGAGAAGCTCCACAGCTGTTACCTCTCCCTGCTTATGCATCGTTTTACAGGAAAGTACAAACGGCAATACCTAAGCCTGTTGAAATTATGGGACGGCAAGGTATGAAAGCCTTTAGGGACAGGTGTGCTCCGTACATACGCAGGACATACGAAGGAATGGCGTCAAACGAATGGTGGATTGCAGATAACCACACATTTGATGTGCAGACAAAGGGAGAAAACGGAAGTATCCACAGGCTTTATCTTACAGCGTTTTTTGATGCTCGTTCGGGTATTTTTACAGGCTGTTATGTGACCGATGCACCGTCATCGCAGGCTACATTGATAGCTCTACGAAAGGGCATAGTTAAGTACGGCATACCCGAAAACATATATGTAGATAACGGTCGAGAGTTTCTGACATTCGATGTCGGCGGACTTGGTCATAGATTGAAAAAGAGTCAAAAGGACAAGTTTGCACCGCCGCCTGTTTTTGAACGGCTGGGCATTAAAATGACAAATGCTATCGTACGAAATGCGAAGGCAAAGATTATTGAAAGACGATTTCGAGATGTTAAAGACCGACTTTCAAGACTGTTTCCGACTTATACAGGCGGTAATGTAGTCGAACGACCGGAAAGACTTAAAAAGGTAATCAGGGACACCGACAACATACCCACGGATTATGAATTCACTCAGGCAGTTGAGGACATTTTAACCTACTATATGAATGAAAAACCATATAGCGGAGCGGTAAGCTCAGACAGCGGTAAAAGCCGAATGCAGGTTTACAGAGAACAACTTAAAGAAAAACGAGTCGCCGCAGAACTTGACCTCAACTTGATGTTAATGAGAAGCACAAGAAGTCAGAAAGTCGGCAGGCGTGGAGTACATCTTACTGTTGCAGGCGAGAAAATTGATTACTACAATGATGACCTTATTTTAAATCATTTTGGAGAATCTGTTTACTGTCGATATGACCCGGAAGATATTTCGGAAGTCAGAATTTATGACCTTGATGATAACTACATAATGACCGCTCCAACAGACAATGAAGCAGTCCTTGCCTACGGAGCATCTAAAGATGCAGTTGCTCAGGCACTCCGTAAGGTTAAGAGCCTTGAAAAACTCACTAAACAGGAACTCAAGGCAAGTCAGATTACAGCATTTGGCAAAGAAACAGCACTCAATCTTGTGCTTGCAACCGCTGAGGAAAACAAAGCAAATGCCGAGGAAATCAATCCGAAGGTTATATCAGTACACCGTGCCGATGAAACGGCAGAGCAGTTGCCTATGGCAGTTGGTCAGTCGAATATCGTAACGATAGATAAGGCAAAAATGATAAGAAATCTTGAACAGCGACAAAAGGAGGAATAATAAATGTCGGTAATGTCAGCCAATCCTGAATTACAGGAGAAATTAAGGAACTTTATCGAAGAGTGCGGCTCACAAACCAAAGCCGCAAAAGCTCTCGGAAAGTCAGCAGCGACTTTGTCAACCTACTTGAACAACCGTTATAACGGTAATTTAAGTGATTTTGAAAAGTTTTTAACAGAGACTTTTGAAACAAAAGCCGCTGCAGAAAATCTCAAATCAGCTCAGGTGCTTAACAGCTACAAGCCTACAAGCATAAGCTCAGAGGTTTATGATACAATCCGCTTGTGTCATCTTAAGGGCGGTCTTGCAATTGAGTGTGGCGATGCAGGCATAGGAAAAACAATGGCTTGTAAAAAGTATGCAGAAGATTATCCGGCTACTGCGATTTATGTGTCTGTAAATCCTTGCTTGGTAACTTTGAGTGCCTTTTTAAAACTGCTTTGCAGAACACAGAAAATCACCGCAACAGGTCGCAAAGATGAAATGTGGTTAAGACTTGCAGATAGCTTTGAAGGTGAACGCAAGGTACTCATCATTGATGAGGCACAGCATCTGCCGATTAAAACCATTGAGGCTATCAGAGCTTTTTTTGATAGCAACCCACAGCTTGGTATTTGCCTTGTCGGAAACATTGAAACCGTTACAAATACCGGCAAAAGCAAAGAAGCGTTCGCTCAGATTCGTAACCGTACAAAACTTACCGAAGTAAGGCATACATCAGCAATTAAAAACAGCGACATTGAGCTGTTGTTTCCTGCCGTTAAGTCCGATGAACGAGCAGTAAGTTTTTTACTTGGCATTGCAAGGTCTGAACAGGGCATCAGAGGAGCAAGCAATGTTTTTGGAAATGCCGTTGACAACGGAAACATCACCTATGAAGGCTTAATCGCAATGGCAAAAGCTATGCGTATCAAGGTGTTTTAAATAATATTCGGAGGGATTTTAAATGTCGTTAAGAAAAATCGTGTTACTGCTCGCCGCAGGGTTCAGCACGGGAGTAGTAATGACCGCCGCATTCGGTCAAATGGGTACAAGGAGCTTTACAGCAGGCGGAGAAATTTGCTTTGTGCCTATGGTGCTCCTGCTTGTATGGGTCGGTTGGATGATCCGTGGCGAAAGCCGAAAGGTAAAAAAGAGTAAAAGGAGGGGTAACAATGACCGCAGAAGAGTGGAAAAAGGTTGACGAAGCCCTTACATCTGTATGGAGTCCGTATGTACATCTCAAAATTGACGGATATAAAGTATCTCTGAACCTCACTCAAAAATCACGATTTCAAAATGTTATTGCAGTTTATATCAACGATGAATTTCGTGGCAAGTGGCTTATGGAGGACTGCGAAGAACGCAGGAGATTTTGTTGCTGTAAGAGACAGTCGGTAGTTACCGAAAAAGATTGCAAACTTTACGGAGCTCGTAGCAAGAAAGCTAAGCAGGAACTCAAAGAGAAGTTTGGCTATGATGTGTATTTACCATATTGGACAAACTTTGAGAAAATGAAAAAACATTTTATTGCTAATAACAAAAGCATTGAACTTTATTAAATTTCGGAGGGATAAAAATGGAAGATTTCACAGTTGAATTTGGAAATGAATTGAGTGGTGCGATAATAGATTCGTTTGCTAAAAAAGCCAAAACCGCTGTTTGTGAAAAAAAGGTAGTAATAATTTCGGTTGAAAATTCTGACAAAACAACCGACTCTGTTGTAACAGGAAATGCTATCGATATTCTTGGAAAAATAGGGTCATTAACAATTGAAGTTATAAAAAAGCTCGAAAAAAATATGGGCAAAACTTTTGCAGATAGAACTTTAGAAGGCTTTATATGTGCAATAAAAGAGGTTAATGAGCGGAGATAATCCGCTCACCTTAATGCAACTTCCGCCAACGGGAACGGTCACAAGTCCGTATGAATGCAGAGTGAGGACAACAATACATATTGAACAGGAGGTCAATTTATATGAAAACATCAAAGAAAATCTGTAAAAACGGCTCTATTACTCTGCCAAAGCAGATAAGAGGCGAAGCAGGATTGTTTCCGGGCAATGCTGTTGACATTGAAACAAGTACAGACGGCACTGTTACAATTAAACCGTCTGCTCCCTGTTGTCGCTTTTGCGGTACAGTTGAAAATGTAATCATTGCAGATAATGTTATCATCTGCCGCAAATGTGCCGAAAAATTACTTGCAAAGGTGGATAAAACAAATGACTGATTTAAAAAAGCAGATTGATGAGCTTGCAGGCATTAAAGCAGATATGAGCAAACTCAAAGCACGCAAGGACAAGCTCGAAGCAGAGATTATTATGCAGTGCTCGGAAGACCTTGAAAACACCAAATATAAAAGTGTCCATTACGCAGGCACAGAATCAGAGCTTACAGCGGTAACTTCGGAATCTCTCAAAATTACATACAACTCATTTTTGCTCTCAATTTTTGGCAAAGCATACAAAGATGCAGTTACGGAAAAGACAGAATATTCCCTCTCTGCTCCGGCAAAAAGAATGCTCATCGGTTTGTGGAAGGGCAATTTTGTAAGATGCACCGTCAAAGAAGTTATTGAACAGATGAACGGTGTATCTGATGACGAACGCAAACAGCTTGTCAAGAAATGCAAGGGCATTAACTACGATAAGGATGTAAACAACATTTTAAAGTTCACAAACCTTTCGGAGGACGATGCAAAAGAGTATGCCTACCTCATTTCAGAGGCGGCTGTATGGCAGGACTTCAAAAACCTGCTCACCGTTAACGGAATGGATGAAAGCCATATTGACGATATCCTAATGAAGATACAGAGCAGTTTTGTGGTTGAGGACAGCACAAAGATATCTTTAAGCTGAGGTGATTGATTTGTTAAAGCCACAGCAGACACAAAGAATATACGCAATGGCTGCACGGCTCGGTGTTTTGGAATCGGGCAACAAAAACGATATGCTGCACACGATTGTTTATCGTCTTACTCAAAAGGAGAGCATACGCACTCTTGATGAAAACGAATACCGAACAGTTGTCGCAGAACTTGCCGAAAGGCTGAAATTGCAGAGCCTCACAGAGCCGCCGAAACCGTATAAGAAGAAAAGATACGAGGAAAGCGGCAGAGGAAAAATGTCAGACGGTCAGAAACGCAAAGTGTGGCAGTTGATGTACCAGCTTGAAAAATACGATACCGAGCCTACCACAGCTAAACTCGGCGACAGACTCTGCGGTATTATAAAGAAAGAGTTAAAAATTGACTGTACATCAAAGCAGCCTTTTAGGTGGCTGACATATAATCAGGGCATAACCTTGATTGAAAAACTTAAAAAGTACATTGACAGTGCTCAAAGGAGGAAGGCTGGTGAAAATAAATCTTGATGATTTGGTAGGCACTCAAAGGGATATAGCGGAGATAATAGGAATTGAAAGCTATATTAAACTCTGTCAAACATTTGGTGGAGATACAATATATATCCAAAAATACAGCGAGTTACAAAAACTTGAACGCAATGCTGAAATCAAGGCGAAGTACAATGGATACAACAGCAGTCAGCTCGCAAGAGAGTATGATTTGTCTGAAAGGTATGTGAGAATCATATGCTCAAACGGTAATCTTGACGGTCAGTTAAGTATTTTTGATGATATATAACAATGAAGAAAAAATAGGATATTCTTCCTCTACGGGAGTACGGTTTTATAAGGTATTATTAAGTTACAGACTTAATGATACCTTATTTTTTTGGAGTAGTTTTTATGAACTTTGCGTCAGACACTTGGTGGCTCTTCGGTCTTATCATTTCGGGAGCTATTGCTATTATCAGTTTTTTTCTTAAAAGGACAATTAACGAAGCGGATAGACACGACAAGGAAATCAAAGAAATTCAGCTGTCATATGTTACGAAAGATGAATTAAAAGATATTAAAACCGATGTCAACAAATCTATCGGTAAGTTGCAAACTGATGTTGAGCAAATAAAGGAAAACTGTTTGACCAAAAAAGATTACTACAACTCTATCAACGAAGTTAAGGACGAAATAAAGACACAAAACAAGCTCATTTTGGAGCTTTTAAGAGGAGGTAATAATAATGACTAACGATGCTGAGGCATATATGCAGAAAATCAAGGCAAGAAACTTTGTTCAGAACAACGGACAGATTTTGAGAACTATTAACATACTTCATGTGAATTATGAAAAACTGTCCGATGTTAAGTACGCAATCGGGAATGTTTCGGAGCATGACTTTTTGTCATCGGTTAATTACCTCTTTTTGTCGGAATACATTTTGCTCCGTCATATCAAAACAAAAGAACCTGCCGACATCGCAGATGTTCCGTATGAAGAACTTGAGGCAAAACTCTCATCAAAGGGCATTAAGCTCCTCGAAGGTTCTGTTACCGATAACTCGATTGAGGTTTAGCTATGGGCAGAAACAACCGCAGAGCTTGCGGAAAAATCGACAAATTGCCTCCTGACCTCAAGGACACCGTAGATCAGATGCTTGTCAGCGGACAGACCTATCGTGAAATTGTGTCATACCTTGCTGATAACGGCGAACAGCTGTCACAGGCAGCAGTTAGCCGTTACGCATCAAGGTTTTTGGCGAACGCTCAGCAGTTACGAATCGCACAGGAAAATTTCAGAATGATACTCACCGAAACCGAGCGTTATCCTGAAATTGACCCTGCAGAGGCTATTTTGAGAATGGCATCACAAAAGGTTTTTGATGCCATATCAAAACTTGACGAAGGACAATTCGATAAAGTGTCTGCCGAAGACCTTTTAAGACAGGCTACTGCCCTTGCGAGAGCAGTAACATACAAGCGTAAGACCGACACGGATGTCAAGTCAGACAAGCGTCTTGCCCTCGAGGAAAATCAGAGCCTGCTTTATGACACTATCAAGAAAAGTAACCCACGGCTCTACAACGAGCTTATGGATGAAATCAACAAGCTCAAAGCAAAGGAGCAAGGATGATGAACATCAAGTGGTATGTTTTGTATGTAAACACAGGACAAGAACATGCTGTTGCGGAACAGCTCCGACATCGTGGTTATGATGCCATTGTGCCGATTGAAAACAAACTGATACGCTCAAAAGGCAAGTGGATAACCCAACCGCATATACTTTTTGACGGCTATGTTTTCGTTCGTATGGATTACGAGTGGTCAAAATATTATGTGTTTAAGGGCATTCCGAACATTATTAGATTGCTCGGAGGTGGAACAAGCCCTATCCCTCTTACGGACACAGAATCAGAGTTTATTTTGACTTTGAGCGAACTTTTGAAAACTCCCTCGGTGCTTAAATTCACTGATGACGGTTACGAAACAGTCAGCGGATTTTTGGCTGAGAATAAAGATAAAATTGTGAAAGTACAGAAACGATACAAGAAAGCAACGGTCAAAATTACCCTTGCAAGTGAGCCGACTGAGCTTACAGTATCGTTTACCGAACAAATGCCCGAACAGACGGCGGATTGATTCGTCTCCACCCGATGCAACGGCTGACATACGGCGAAGTCACCGATAACCTCAGGTTAGCGGATGGCGAAGCTATACCCAAGTTAAAAACAGCGGTTTGTTCGTTCATGGATAATCCCTCCGGTAATTAGTTCATATGGCTGACATTAAAATTAACACCACAAACCGCTGTTTTTTATATACATTAAAATGCTTTTAAACACCTTTTAACGGGTGTTTATTTTTATGCAAAAAAGAAAGAAGGTGCAAAATGAATAAGCTGTCAAAACTTGAACAACTGCTCAAAGAAACAAACACGAAGCAGGAATTTAATATTGTTGAAGATTTAAAGTCACTTGCTCTGTCCTATGGAGTTGTTAAGTCAAGAGAGTTCAGAAAAAAATTAAATGCTCTTATTACGAAATATGAAAACGACGAACTGACGGCAATTCGGCAGGCACTTATAAATAAATGTCGAAACGGCGACACACAGGCTATCAAACTGTATGCCGACTATTTTAAACCGGAAACAGTAACAACCATTGATGACGGATTGATTGAGGCACTTGAAGGGGCAGGCGAGGAGGCTTTTAAGGATGAAGTTTAAGCCTTTTTCGAGAAAACAGCTAAAAGTACTTAGCTGGTGGAAAGTTGACGGGATAAAGGATAAATATGATGCGATAATTGCAGACGGATCAGTTCGTTCGGGAAAAACCGTAAGCATGAGTATATCTTTTATCTTTTGGGCAATGGCAACATTCGCTGACTGTAACTTTGCTATTTGCGGTAAAACCGTAGGCTCTTGCAGACGAAATGTTATTAAGCCTCTTATCAATATGCTCAAACATCGCTATGACATAAAGGATAAACGGTCGGAAAACTTGCTGATAATCAGCAAAGACGGCAAATCTAATACATTTTACATTTTTGGCGGTAAAGATGAAAGCTCACAGGACTTGATTCAGGGTGTTACGCTTGCAGGTGTCCTCTTCGATGAGGTTGCTCTGATGCCAAGGTCATTTGTTGAGCAGGCTCTTGCCCGTTGCTCGGTTGAGGGTGCAAGGTTTTGGTTCAATTGCAACCCCGATAACCCTAACCATTGGTTTTATCGTGAGTGGGTTTTAAAGGCTTCTGAAAAGCACGCTTTAAGGCTCAAGTTTTTAATGGACGATAACCTATCATTATCCGATAAGGTGAAACAGCGGTATTACAGCCTTTATCAAGGCACTTTTTACCGCCGCTTTATTCTTGGTGAGTGGGTTATTGCAGAAGGTCTTGTTTATCAGGATTACAACGACCACATCAAGGAAAAGTTGTGGGACGGCAACCCTGATGAGCTTGTCGGACGGTGGTACATATCAATGGACTACGGTACTATTAACCCTTGCTCTATGGGACTGTGGTGCGTAACTGACAACGAGGCAATCCGTGTTGATGAATACTACTACAACAGCCGAAAAGAGGGTTATCAGCGAACTGACGAAGAGCATTATGCGGAACTCGAAAAACTTGCAGGTGACCGCTATATAGAGCGTGTGATAATTGACCCGTCCGCCGCCAGTTTTAAAGCTACGATCAAAAGACACGGCAAGTTTTTTGTTAAGTCAGCGAAAAATGATGTCATAAACGGTATCCGAACTACAAGCCAAATGCTGACCGACGGCAGAATTAAAATCGGCGTTAAGTGCAAGGCATCACAAGAGGAGTTCGGAATGTACCGCTGGGACGATAAAGCTGAGGTTGACAAAGTAGTTAAGGAAAATGACCACGCAATGGACGATATACGCTATTTTGCTTATACAGTCCTAAAGCGTGAATTTAAATACAAGGAGGTGAGCAGTTGAAAAGGCGTGCTAAATATGTGTTTTTAAGTTGGTTAAGGAGTATTGTAAACAAACTTGACCCCGAAAACGCTACGAGTAATTATCAATTTGATAATATGGAAGAGGCTATGGAAGTATGGCTTGAAATATATGCCGATGAGCCGTCTTGGAGCAAAGATTGCCACAACAAGACACTTAACCTCGGTGCAACGATAGCGTCCGAATTTGCACGGTTAATTATGATTGAATTTGAGAGCGAAATAACGGGTTCAGAGCGTGCGGATTATTTACAAGAACAGTATGAAAGATTGCTTGAACAGCTCAGAGTAAGGCTTGAGGCAGGTTGTGCGGTCGGCGGCATAATGTTTAAACCGTATGTTCGTAATGGTGTAATCCTCCCCGATTGCATCACGCAGGACAAGTTTATCCCTCTTAATTACAGCAACGGCATAATAACCGCTGCCGTGTTTTTTAATCAAGAGGTCAAAGGCAAGAACTATTACACAAGAGTTGAAAAGCAGACTTACAGCTACGAAAACAAATCACACACAATCGAAAGTCACTTTTTTGTTTCATCCAGTCCCGACAACATCGGGGCGGAAATAAATCCTGAAAGTCTTGACAGCGATATGTGGTCGAGAATTGACCCATACATAGTTATCAATGATGTTGACCGTCCTTTATTTGCTTTTTGGTCTGTACCTTTTGCTAATAACATCGAAAGTGGCAGTCCCTTAGGTGTGTCTGTTTACAGCCGAGCAATTAAGCTGCTTAATGAGGCTGACTTGCAGTGGGACAGATATTTGTGGGAGTTTGAAGGCGGCGAGCTTGCAGTTGATGCCGGCGAAGAAGTTCTTCGACAGCGACCGGGCGAAGATACGCTCGGAACACCGTCAACCCGTGATAGATTGTTTCGCAAATTTAACATTGATGCAGACGATAACAAAGATAAGTCTTTTTATGAAGTTTTTAACCCGACTTTGCGTGATGATAACTACTCAAATGGACTAAACGAAATAAAAAGACAGATTGAGTTTAACTGCTCCCTTGCTTACGGCACATTGTCAAACCCACAAAATGTAGATAAGACAGCGGAAGAAATCAAAGCATCAAAACAGCGTAGCTATACAGCTGTGTCTGATATGCAGCACTCGCTTGAGGCTGTACTTGAGGACTACATATATGCGTGCAATGCTATGGCTGATGCCTGTAATCTTGCTCCAAGCGGAGAGTACGAAGTTAGCTTTAATTGGGGCGATGGCGTGCTTGAAGATAAGGACAAAGAGCAGGCTATACAGCTCAATGAGGTCAACAGCGGTATCCGCAAAAAGACCGACTACCTCAAATGGCGGTATGGAGTTGATGATAAACAGGCGGCAGAAATGTTACCCGAAAGCGGTGTACAAAGTTTTTTTGATGAAGGCGGTGGCACTTAATGCTCACACCCGAACAGCTTGCCCATTGTGCCGATAATATCATCAATCTTTACTCGCAACTTGAAGAACAAATCGTCCGTGACATTGCCCGAAGAATTGCCAAAACGGGTACAATGACCGACACGGGCATATGGCAGGCACAGCATATGCAGGAGCTCGGCATTCTTCACTCTGAAGTGCTGTCAAGTGTCGCTAAGTATAGTGACAAAACAGAATCAGAACTAAAAAAACTTTTTGAAGATGCAGGTGTGACCGCTACGGAGTATGATAACGAAATTTACCGTCAGAACGGTATGAATCCAAAGTCACTCAAGGTGTCTGATGTACAAATGCAATTACTTGAGGCAGGTTTTAAGAAAACGCAGGGCAATCTTAGCAATCTTACTCTGACCACAGCTGTGTCATCGCAAACGAGCTTTATTAATGCCTGCAGTCTTGCTGAACTAAAAGCATCAAGCGGAGCATTTACTCCGCAACAGGCAATTGCCGATGCAATTAAACAGGTAGCTCAAGACGGAGCGTATGTAATCTATCCCTCCGGTCATCGTGACCGACTTGATGTTGCTGTACGGCGTAATGTTATGACCGGCATAGGTCAAACCACGGGTCAGATATGCCTATCAAATGCCCAAGAGCTTGGCTGTGACCTTATGGAAATTACCGCCCACGCAGGAGCTCGACCGAGCCACTCGGCTTGGCAGGGACAGATTGTAAGCCTGAGTGGTCAAAGAGGTTACTTGTCCTTATCTGATATTGGTTACGGCACAGGTGACGGATTTAAAGGCTGGAACTGCCGACACGATTGGTATCCGTTCTTTGAGGGTAGTAGTCGAATGTACTCGGCAAAAGACCTCGAAGAACTGAATGCTAAAAACATTGAATATCCCGACGGCTCAATGCACACGCTGTATGAGGCAGAACAACAGCAAAGAGCCTACGAACGCAAAATCAGGGTAACAAAAAGAACACTTGCCGCTTGTGATGAGGCTTTGAATAATCTTTCCGATGAACAGCTGTTACAAAAGTTAGAAAAAAATTTCAGCCACTATTCAAGCAAGTTGAAACGGCAGGAGTCAGAACTGAATAGCTTTTGTAAAAAAACAGGATTACTTCCCGACCGTTCTCGTCAACAGGCTTATGGTTTTGGCAGAAGTACTGCTCAAAAAGCGGTGTGGAAAAATAAGAAAGCTGTTGCAAATTCCGCTGAAAAGAGTATAATTAAAACTATAAGTAAATCGGTGAAAATTCCTGATAATTGTAATTATTTATTAAAATCAGAAACTAATTTTGAAAAATATAATGACAGCGAGTTATCTGCAGATATTCTTAAAGCAATTAACGGTGCAATCGAAAAAAGATTATCCGAAAATGACGATTTCATATTTGATGAAATTAAAATTGCTAAATTTCCTATTGGGAATAAATCTGTATTCATTACTAACTATGAAACAGGTGTACACCCTAAAACTCAGTTGTATTTAAATAGAGATTATTTTTTAAATGTAACATTAGATGAGTTTAATGCTGCTTGTTTGAATTATTACGATTCAGGTTGGTGGCAAAGTGAGAACATCGAAGATTTAGTAAATCACGAAATAATGCATGCTCGCATTAACTACTATAATTCGTTTGAAAAGACTGAACAGTTATATCAATTTTTAAATGAAGATACTCGTGTAAAAGGTTTTTGTAAATTGGTTGATAAATATCCTGATGAGTTTCTTAATGAGGTGTATGTTGCTATAAACAAAGGAAAAAGTATAAGCAAGAAATATTTGGATGTATATTATGAATATATAGACACTTATTTAAGGAGATATTAAAATGGCAAATTTACCAAGGTGTAGTAGTTGTGCTAACAGAAAAAACAAATTTGGTACTATATGTAAATATTATTTAAAAGGAATTCCAAAAGAGTTTTTAGCCGAAAAGCAATTTTGCAAGCATTATACAATAGAAACAGAAAGAGCTGAGAGTAATTATGATGATTTGCCTGTAGCAAAAGGTAGATAATTATTTATGCTTATTTTCAATTGTATCGGCTTTAATTACTGAAAGGTAAAGTTACATAGTTGATTTGATTAAAACAAAATTAAACGAATTTAAACGGGTATTAAAGGGGGTGTTTGAAACATCCCTTTTCCTTTTACCCTTATTTTTATGATTAGAAGGTGTTTTAATGGCTAAATACAGAAAAAAGCCCATTGTGGTAGAAGCAGAACGCACGGATAAAACAGTTGTAATACACACACTTGAAGGTGATATGACAGCAAGTCCGGGTGACTATATTATCACCGGTGTTAATGGTGAAAAATATCCTTGCAAACCCGACACATTTGCAAAAACATATGAGCCGGTAGAATAAAACAGTTTATAAGCTCCCGAATCTCGGGGGCTTTTAATATTGCTCAAATTTTTGAGTACACACAATTGCTAATAAATTGAAAGGAGCAAACAAATGGACTTAATGGAAATTTTAAAAGCCCTGTTTGGTGACGAGGCATTAACCTTTGAACAGTTTGCCGAAAAGGTAAACAATGCGGCAGATGTTAAGCTCGGCAACCTTGCAGGCGGTCAGTATGTCGAAAAGGACAAGTATGATGATGTGTCAAAAAAGCTCGAAACTGCAAACGCTAATCTTGAAGGTTATGACCCCGATTGGCAGAACAAGGTTAAGCAGGCACAGCTTGACGGCGACAAAAAGCTCAATGACTACAAGTTTGAGCAGGCGGTTGAATCTGCCATCAATAACGCAGGTGCGGCTGACCTCGTGTCGGTCAAGGCTAACATTGATATGTCAAAGGTATCTCAGACTGAGGACGGCAGTATCACGGGACTTGACGAACAGCTTGCAGAGCTGAAACAGTCAAAACCTTTCCTCTTTAAGTCAGAGGAAGAACCCAAAAAGAAACTTGACCTCGGCGGACCCACAGGCGGAGCAAAAGCAAAGTCCGGTTCAAACCTCAAGTCTGCCGTTGAAGACTATTACAAGAAATAAGGAGGACACAAAATGCCTATTACATTAGCAGAAGCAAGCGTCGGCAGAGCCGACAAGGTGACACAGGAGGTTATTGATACTCTCCGCCGTGGCTCACAGTTTATGGATGAGCTTACTTTTGATGATGCCGTATCACCGGGTGTCGGAGGCTCAACTCTCACCTACGGTTACTTACAGCTCCAGACACCGTCAACAGCGGCAGGCAGAGAAATCAACAGCGAATACACAGCCAATGAGGCGAAGAAAATTAAAAAGACCGTTGACCTTAAAATCTTCGGCGGTGCAAGTGAGGTTGACCGTGTTATTCAGGAAGCAACAACAAACGAAATTGCGTTTCAGCTCGAGCAGAAAACCCTCGCTACTCGTAACCATTTTCAAAATTGCTGTATTAACGGCTCAAAGACTAATAAGTCGGTTGACTTTGACGGTCTTACAACTCTCCTCAAGGGCACAAGCACTGAGTACAACGCAGGCTCTGACAAGACAGTAGTTGACCTCTCAACCTCTGCACTTGTTACAAGCAACTATCAGCTTATGATTGATATGCTCAACGAGTTTATCGGCGGTATTGACGGCAAGCCTACTTTTCTGCTCGGCAACAGCAAGATTATTGCTAAGCTCAAAAGCGTTGCTCAGCGTGCAGGATACCTCACAAGAGCCGAGGACGCTTTCGGTAAAACTGCTCAGGGTTATGACGGTATCATTTTTTACGATATGGGTAACTACTTTGACGGTTCAAAGACTGTGCCTTGCGTGCCGATTTACGAAACAGGTGCATCAAGCTCAAAGGTGACAGGTCTTACCGACCTTTATGCGGTACAGCTTGGTCTTGATGCTTTCCACGGTGTTTCCCTCAGCGGTTCGTCAATCATCAAAACATATATGCCTGACCTTACTGCCCCCGGTGCGGTTAAAAAGGCTGAAGTTGAAATGGTTGCCGCTGTTGCTCTCAAAAACACAACAAAGTGCGGTGTTTTCCGTAACATTAAGGTATCTTAAAAATGTATGCGGATTATGCTTATTACAAGGATTCTTTCGGCGGTGATTTAACCGCCGAAGAATTCAATCTCTATGCACGCAAGGCGGAACGCTTTTTAAACTATGTTATTATGGGAGAAATTCCCGAAGTGACGGAGCAGGTAAAGAATGCAGTCTGTGCCGCCGCTGAGGCGGTTGCCGAAATTCGTGGAGGTGTGGCAAATATCCCTCAAGGCATCAAGTCTGAATCAACGGACGGTTACAGCGTTACATACAAGGATTACAATGCCGATGAGCTTGCAGAGCGTGAAAAAAGAGCAATGTACAAGGCTATAAAACAAGAGTTAAGCGGTACAGGTCTTTTATATCAGGGGGTGAGATAATGCTCACAAACAACACACGCATTACCGTGTTTTGCTCTAAAAAGCAGGGCCGTGAAACCTTTTGGTTTGCAACTGTTTTGGACGGAGTTAATTACCACGGTAGGGATCAAATTATTGTTGCTGACAAAAATGTGTCTGCATCTGATGAGTATGTTATCCGTATCCCTGACAGCGTTTTGCAGACTACTCACTATGTTGACCCGTCAACATACAAGTCTTTACCGCTTGATGAAAGTGACAATTGCTACTCCCTAAAAAAGGGAGATTATGTTGTAAAAGGCTTGGTTGACCTTGATGTAATTACTGTTAAGGATATCCTTGACGCAGGCGGTCAGCAGATTACGCAGGTCACCGAAAATCTGTCGGCAAGTGCCTTTTCAAAACACATTAAATTGGTGGTTAAATGATTATTAAACTGCTTTTTAATACTACTGATACTATGCTTAAAGACCGTGGTCTTGAGCCGAGTGGCAAGGTTCAAAAAATTGTGGACAGCGAAGTCCTTCGCCGTTCTACTCCATATGTACCTTTTAAAACCGGCAATCTTATCAAGAGCGGTATCCGTGGAACAAAGATAGGTAGTGGTGAGGTAATGTACGATATTGTATATGCACATACCAATTACTACCTAAACGCAGGCAAAGGTAAACAGGGTACTGCAAGCGGTGGTCTAAGGGGCAAGTTTTGGTTTGAGCGGATGAAAGCAGACCATCTTGATGACATCATCAAAACCGCCAAAGAAAAAAGCGGAGGCAAATAATGGACGAATCAATAATTAAATCATTGTTTAGGTGGTTTGCCGATTGCGATGTATTAGAGGTTGATAATGACCTTAATGTTGACTATCTCGGCGAAGACCCCGAACAGTACAGCATTGAGGTTGTGCCGTGCAAAACTGTACTAAAGCAGTACATTGACGGCTCTGCTAAATGCCAGTACCTCTTTATCTTTGCAAGCCGTGAAAATTACAGTCCCGATGAATCAATAAACATAGCAAATTTGGAGTTTTATGAACGGCTCGAAGAGTGGATTGCCGAACAGGACTTAAACGGCAAACTGCCGAAACTGCCCGAAGGTTTAACCCCTTTATCCGTTAAGGTGCTGTCATCGGGGTATGCAATCGACAATGACACAAAATCGGCACGATATCAAATACAGTGCCAACTTAAATATACTAAAATTGGAGGTAAAAAATAATGAGCGAAGTAATCAGACAGAGAAGAATGCAGGCAAACTACCTTGACTGCGGCGGTACAAACAAATCACCGAATTTTTCTCTCCTCGGTGTAGGTGCAAAAACTCTTGATGAGTCACCTGCGGCTCAGACTAAGAGCCGTAAGTATGTCTGCGACAAATCTGCAACAAAATCAATCAGCGGCTATGACTGGACAACAGCGTTTGAGGTTGACCAGATCAGAGAGCAGGATGCTATCAATTACATCATCAATATCGGTGAGAAACAGCTTGTAGGAGCAGACGCCGAAACAGATTATGTTATCGTTGACCTTGACCAGCCTGTTGAAGGCGGCAGTAACAAGACCGCATATCATGCACGCAAAATCCGTGTTGCGGTTGAGGTTGCAAGTTTTACAAATGACGACGGCGAAATGGGTTGTAGTGGTAACTTTCTGGCAAAAGGAGATCCTGTTGAGGGTACTTTTGACACAGCCACAAAGACATTTACAGCAAAAACTTCGGAGGCATAAAATATGGTTATTAACGGTGTAAATTTACCTGACATTGATGTTGCCGATGCACTCGTTATGGAGCGTTACGAACACGCTCACGATAATGTGGCAAAGGCAATGAATGATTTACAGCCCGAGGGCAAACGCCAGTCAGAGCTTATCCGTGCTCAGTGTACGGCTGTTTTTAACTTTTTTGATGAGGTTTTTGGTGACGGGACAGCTAAAAAGGTTTTCGGCGAAACCGTAAACCTTACAACCTGTATCAATGCCTACGAGGATGTTATCAAGGCGGTTAATGCCCTCGGAGCAAAACTCGGCAATATGTATAAGGGTAAAGCAAATGCGATTAACAATCACAGAGGCAAAAAGCATAAGCAGTACAATCATTACAAAAAGACACTTAAACCGGCGACAAAGTAATGAATCTGCTTTGTGACAAAACACCCGATACAATAACCGTGTCGGGTGTAGATTATAAAATCAACACCGACTTTAGAGTGTGGATTAAATTCGAGCTTATACTTACTAATCAAATTGATGATACACTATCGGCTGAAATACTCGCAGAAATTCAGAAGCTTGTATTCAGAACACCTTGCCCGATGAACGAAGAAACAGTCGAGGCTATTTTAAACTTTTATCGCTGTGGAAAACCACCCGAAAAGCATTCAGGCGGTGGCAATGATAAAGCTGTATTTGATTACGATTTTGATGACGGCTATATCTATGCGGCATTTATGGAGCAATATGGCATTGACCTCAACGATGCGAAATTACATTGGTGGAAGTTCAGAGCATTGTTTCAATCCCTTAACGCCGATTGTATGTTCGTCAGAATCTTGGGGTATCGCAGTATGCCGATTACCCCTAAAATGTCAACAGCAGACCGCAATTTTTATCAGAGAATGAAAAAACTCTATGCCCTGCCTCTGCCACAGTCGGTGCAGGAAAAATACAATGCTATCGAAGATGCTTTGTTGTCAGGAAAATCTGTTGACGAACTTATATAGATTTTGTATAATGTGTATATAAAATTTATTGAGGTGGTACAGCTATGAAAAAGATTCTATCCTTTATAACTATTGCATTATTAGCATTGACTTGCACAGCCTGTGGAGCTAAAAACGACCCGTCAGGAATCAGCAAAGATGAGTTTGACCAAATAAATATGGGAATGACCATATTTAAAGTTGAAGAAATTGTTGGCGGAAAAGGTACTAAGATATCAGAATCAAAAGACGAAACTGATGATTATTATATAAATACATATGTATATAAATTTGAAGGCGAAACCAGCGGTTACGCTGAGTTTGAATTCACTTCTAAAGTACCGAAAAATGAATTAGATTTAAGTGTTAAAACAAAATTAACAAGTAAAAATCAATATGATTTATCGTAGGTGATAAATTGAAAAACAAACAAAAAATTAAATGCCCTTTTTGCGGTTACGAAATGCCCATATACTTTGACAAATCGTCAAGGTGTAGGGGCATTTTTATATTTTGCAAAGGGCGAAATTGTAAAAAGAAATTTGAAATCGTTTTAAGCGATAAAAAATAATCAGGTCAAGTAGAGCCATTGGATGCCGATGACCTCACAGTAAAGGATGTGGGATATTGGCGTATGACGGTTCAATTAAAATTGACACCAAAATTGATACCGGTGGTTTTAAAAAGGGCATTGATAAATTAAAAGGACTTGCCAAAACAGGTGTGTCTGCAATAACAACAACGCTTGCCGGTATAGCTACAACTCTTGGAGCAGGAGCAACAGCAGCGGCAACAGTAGGCTCATCTTTTGAGGCGGCAATGTCGAAAGTATCGGCTATCAGCGGTGCAAGCGGTAAAGACTTGCAGAGCCTTACCGACAAAGCCAAAGAAATGGGAGCAAAAACAAAGTTTTCTGCTTCCGAATCAGCCGAGGCTTTACAATATATGGCAATGGCTGGTTGGGATACTAAATCAATGCTTAACGGTATTGACGGTATAATGTCACTTGCCGCCGCAGACGGTCTTGATCTTGCAACAACCTCTGATATCGTCACCGATGCAATTACAGCATTTGGACTTAAAGCTTCTGATAGTACGCACTTTGCCGATGTACTTGCAAAAACCTCAAGTTCTGCAAACACCAATGTTTCAATGCTCGGCGAAAGTTTTAAATATGTAGCCCCTCTTGCAGGTGCGATGAATTATAGTGTTGAAGATGTATCTGTTGCCCTTGGACTTATGGCTAATGCAAGTGTTAAGGGCAGTATGGCAGGCACAAGCCTTAAAACAGCTTTATCTAACCTTGCTTCGCCGACCAAAGAAATGCAAAAGGTAATGGATGAGTACAAAATAAGCATGACCGATGCCAACGGCGAAGCATTACCTTTAATTGATGTTATCAAAGAACTTAGAACAAAGTTTAGCGGCTTATCTGAAACAGAACAAACAGCCGCTGCAAGTACTCTCTTCGGCAAAGAGGCTATGTCGGGTATGCTTGCTATCATCAATGCGAGTGATAAGGATTTCAACAGCCTTGTTAAAAACATTGATAATGCTGATGGATCAGCTCAAAAAATGGCTGATACGATGCAGAACAATCTGCAGGGACAGATTACGATTCTTAAATCAGGACTTGAAGGCTTGGGTATAGAAATATACGAAAGTATGTCTGAGCCTCTGACCGATGCCGCAAAGGAAGCTCAGAACTATGTCAATAGGTTAACCACGGCATTTACCGAAGGCGGATTATCGGAGATGATTGAAGAGGCAGGCTCTATTTTTGGCGAACTTGCAACAAAAGCAGTTGAAGCCGCTCCGAAGATGATTGATGCCGCAATGTCCTTTTTACAGGCATTCGTTAACGGGATTGCAAATAACTCATCAAAACTTGTTAAAGCTGCTATAAACATCGTAAAAACATTGGTTAAAGGCATAAGTGACCGTGCTCCCGATCTACTGTCTGCGGCAAAAAGTATCGTAGATGCTTTAACTAAAAACTTAGTTAAGCTCCTGCCAAAAGAACTGCAAGCCCCCGTTAAAGAGGCAATTAACACTATCAAAAAATCCTTTGAAAATGGCGGTCTTAAAAAGGCTATCAATACAGTTAAAACCATATTGATTAATCTTGGGAAAACAATCACTAACATTGCAAAGGTTGTTATACCACCGCTTGCGAAAGCTATTGACTTGATTGCCGACAACCTCAATATACTCTTGCCTATTGTTACTACAGCAATCACGGCGTGGAAAGCTTGGAAAATCATCTCGTCTATCACAGCTCTCGTTAAATCACATGCCGCATCTGTAACAGCGGAGAGCCTTGCCGAAGCTGCATCACTTGGCACTATAACGCTTAAACAAATTGCAGTCGGTGCATTAACAGGTGAAATCACGCTTGCAACAGCTGCACAATATGCGTGGAATATGGCAATGTCACTTAATCCTGCCGTGCTTATCTTGACAGGTATTACAGCTTTGACAGCAGGCATTATTGCGTTTTCTGCCGCTAACGGTGATGCAACTCAATCAACGGACGATCTTGCAAGTGCGGAGGCTAATTTACAGTCGGCAAACGACAATCTTGGTTCGTCATATGAGGATATAGGTTCAAAGTTTGGCGATTTTATGAGTAAGATTGAAGGTTCAGGCAGTATCTTTGATAACTTCAATGAAAACATCATTATTTCCGATGATGAAAAACAAAAATTGTCAGAAAATATGGACAATGTTCAGTCTGAAATTACAGAGATTTGCAAAATTGCCGCAGAAAACCGAAAAGAATTAACCGGCGGTGAAATTCAAAGACTTGAAGACCTTTTCGCCAAAATGCACGAACTTGCGGATCAAGAACTTGCTATTGAAGAAGCGAAGCAAGGGGTTGTTACAACTCAGGCTAAGGCTCTCAACGAGGCGTCTGATTTGTCGCTTGAAGAATATACGCAAAGAGCACAAAAACTCACCAACTCTGCCGAAGAAACTCGTACAGCGGTAATTGATAAAGCATACGAGCAATATACAGAAGAAGTAGCTCTGCTTGATTTGAGGTTGAAAACAGATAGTGATTACTCACAAAAGGAACATGATGCTGATGTTAAAGCCGCAGAAGCGAGCTATCAGCAAGCCGTTAGTGCAGCCAATAAGGAGGCTGGGGATACTCTTAAAATTATTAAAGACGGTTATTATAATCGTGCAGAAGCGTTGAAGAGTACAACTGAAGATTTAAAAGGAATAAATCAAGATGAAAGCGATGCCGAGCAAACACATAAACAAAAACTTATTGATATAGCAAGTAATTATAATACCGAGATTTATAAAATAGAAAGAAAAAATTTAACTGATACTCAAAAGGGTATTGCGGAAGGTCAAGCACTTGTAGCTAAGAAAAAAGCCGAAGAAGAAGAAAATGCAAGGTACAGCAAAGAACTCGGTGAAATAAGAAACAAACAATGCAAGGCTTTATCTGATGAAAAATACCAAGATCAGTTGGTTGCATTTCTATCTTTAATGGGTTTGTATGAACAATATACCGGAGAAACAGATACAAAAGCTAAAGGAATAAATTCTGCATTTTTAGGAGCGTTTGATAACCTTGATGAAGACACTAAACAAAGCTTTATAGATGCTATGGAAGGAGCGGAAACTGGTTTATCAGAAAAACAGGATTCGCTTTATTCTAAGGCCTCAGAAATTTCAGGCAGTGTTATCAATATTTTCAGGAAAATGTTTGATGAACACTCCCCCTCAAAAGTGTTTAAAAAGATTTTCGGCTACACACTTGAAGGCGGTGAAAACGGACTTGATGCCGAAGCTCCCAAACTTTATAAGCAGGCGGATACGGTGGCATCCACATTTACCGAGCGTATGCAGGCAGGTGTTTCAGCTGACGGTTTAGTCAGCAAGATGAGGTCAGCTGTTAATGCAGGACAGGCTATGCTCAGATCCAAATTCACGGCTGATGTCAACCACAATGTCGAGCTGATGAGCGAGGATAACGAGCGTAAGTACAACCTTAAAGGCGATATTCACACCTCAATTAATATTGACGGTCGAGAAACAGCTGTAGCACTCACGCCGTATGTTTCCGAAGAACTTGCATGGGAGGACAGATGATGTTAAATGAAATGACAATAAACGGTGTTGATATTTCCGCATACAATGCCCGTTTACAAAGCTATTCAGTCAGCGGTACAACCGTTACCAACAATTTATCTGCCTCTCGCAGTATCTTAACAGCTCCGTTACTGTTTTCTTCCGTTCCCGGCACAAGGACTTTGTCTTTGACCTTGACTTTTTACCCTCACTATCTTGGTGACAATGCAAAAGGCTTGACGGTATCAGACCGCCTTGCAATAGCAACCGAAAATATAACCGCATTTGAGGGCTTGCTTGTTGGCAAAGTAGTTGAAATTGCTCTTCCTGATGGATTTATATACACGGCAATAGTCAACAGTATTGCCGCCGCAACCTTTGACAGTAGCGGTGAACACGATGTCACATATACATTTAATGCTGTAAGACATAAAGCTGTAATAACTCAAAGCGTAAAACCAAACGGATACATTATCTGCGAATCTAATACACCTACCTTGCCTGTCATTACCGCTAAATACAACAGCATAGCAAACACTCAAAACAAAGTTAAATTGGCAGATGTAACAATTAAATCTGTCACATCAGGTATGGCGGTTGTAATTGACAGCGTAGCAGGGCTTATAACGGCGGACGGTAAAAATAAGTTTAATGATTCTGACTTGATTGACTTCCCCGTGTTGAACCCGGGAAAAAATATTGTTTCTTCAACGGAGTCAGATGTTGAAATTTCGGTGTCCTATACACCGATTTACATTTAGTTTAGGAGGTGTTTAAGATGTTTTTAAAGGTATTTTACGGCGATGACATAAAGGTTTATCGTGACATTGACAGCACCTTTTTCCGCACTCGTTCAGAGGACGGTTTGATGTCATTACAGTTTGATATATCGCCTGACCATGAGTTGTACAGATACTTTGCCTTGTACGGCTCAGTTGAGTATGACGGACAGCGTTATCTTATAAACGGCATCAATGAGCGTAAAACGGTAAGCACCATTACTTGTGAGCTTGACCTCACGGGACTCAACTATAATGTTTATCCGACCTATAATAAGAGCACCGTTAGCTTTGCAAGCGTGTGCTCAGAGATTTTAAAAGGCACAGGTTGGACTATAGTTGATGCTGACCTTGTGTCAGCTCGCCGAACGCTTGAGCTGACCGATGTTACCACGCTTGATATCCTTGACTACTGCCAAAACTCGACGGCGTATAACACTCGCTATCGTTTTGACACAATTAACAAGGTTATTTACTGCATCAAGCCGTACAACAACACCGAGCCGACAGGCACTTACTTTACCGATGAGCTTAATTTGAGCGATATGACTTATAAAGGCAGTACCACAAGTTTGGTTACAAGACTTTATCCATACGGTAAAGATAATTTAAGTATAGCCAGCCTAAACAATGGCAAAAATTACATTGAAAATCATAGCTATACCGACAAGGTCATTTCAGCTATATGGCGAGACGAACGCTATACAAACAAGCAAACCTTGCTTGATGATGCCAAAGCAAAGCTTGCCGTGCTTGCTGTGCCGGAGGAATCCTACACAGCTAAGGTTATTGACCTAGCAAAAACATTGCCCGACACATACGGTGATGTGCTTGCCTTTGATTTATACGATGTGGTTACTCTGATTGACCGTAAACGCAAGACAAGGATCAACTATCGTATTGTAGAGATTAAAGAGTACCCTGCCGATGCAACGCTTAACACGGTTACTTTATCGACTGTACCTGCCAAAGTAACAGGGAAGTTGCAGACCTTGCAAAACAAGGTTACTGCTCTTGATGCACAAACTTTGCACAACCACAATAAAGTAAATGAGATTAAGCAGGATTTGGACACCACGGTACTCCATGTGTCCGATTCATGGGCAAGTTCGCTCAACAGCTCGGTGATCACACAGACCGCCGAGGGATTATTTTTTGAAGTCAACAAGGTTGTCGGTTCGGACAGGTGGGGTACTCTTCTCCAACAGTCTGCCGATGACATCAAAATTGCTTGGAACAAAATTTCAAATTACATAAAATTTGAAAATGCACAGCTAAATGTGTACAATTCCCAGAACAGAAAGCTGATGAGCTTGTCATCAACAGGACATGACATTTTTGACAATAACGGCAAAAAGCTAATGTCGTTAAATTCGAAAGGTCAAGATTTTTACTACAAAGGCACTAAGGTAGGGTACATAGGTACGGGTTGTTATGCTTCTGATACTTCAAAGCGTGACCTTTCGTTTAACCTTGAAAACGGTTCGGCATTTATGGATTGGTGCTACCGTATGAAATCAACAGATTCTGCATATACCCTTATTTTTACATATGCCGCTCAAAAAATCGGTTCGCTTGAAGCTAACCAACTACATACAGGTTGTGATTTGAATTTACACAATCACAAATTACGCAATGCAGTACTTGTTGATTGGTCAGTCGAGGGCGGAGCAATCTCTGATACCATTAGCGGTTATTATGCGAAATCGTACCACGATGATGGTAGAGCTGCAACATGGCGAGCCTTTAAAATGACATTTAAGGACGGTATTTTGACTGCCCTTACTTTATAAGGAGGCAAAATGGATTTTATAATCAATACAAAAGAAATATCTGAGAATGACAAATCAAGACCGGGTGAACGGTCAAAAGATATTCATTCGGTAGATATCAAGGAGGATAAAAATGCAGACGAAACTTAGTCCATTAGCATTACAATCAGCACGGTCTGAACTTATTGCCGCTGTTAATGCAATTGTAAGTAAATACGGCTTCCCAGCAAGCCTTATTGACGGCATAATGTCATCAGTGCTTGTGGATATTAAATCACAGGTAATCGCAGAACTCACAGGCGAAGCTACAACAACGGAAAAGGAGCACGCCGATGAATGAATATGTTGCTAAAATTACGCTTGATTTAAATTGTCAGGCGACACCTGTTGTTATATCCGCAGGACAGTTTGATATCGGCAGAAAGATACAGATTACCCTTACCGCTGACGGCGAGGCTTACGATGCAACCGGTGCAACAGCTGTATGTAAGGGAAAAAACAATAATAACTATTTTGCTGTAAATGCTGCAGTATCAAAAAATATTGTTACTGTAACTACAGATAAAGCTATGCTTTCATCTGCTGGCAGGATTATAGCTAAAATCGTGCTTACAGACGGCACTCACACCTACTCTACTCAACCGTTTGTAATTAACACCCACAGCGATTATGACGGTGATATTACTACCTCTGACTATTATCCAGAGTTATTAGACATATTGTCCCGTGTCATTGCTCTGACCGAGAGTGGAGCTGTGCTTACCGATACTGCACTGGATGCTAAGAGCGTTAATCCTGTACAGAACAAAGTTCTTACAGCTATTATAAATAGCAAGGCAAATAAGGCAACAACACTCGCAGGGTACGGAATTACGGACGCATATACGAAGGAAAGAACAGACCAAAAACTTGCCCAAAAGCTCAATTCAATGCCGTTTGACAGTGAACCCAAAAATAATAGTCCGTGTTATCTGACAAGCGGTACGGTTTACAGCGCTCTGCTTGTTAAAGCAGATAAAACCGCCTTGGCAACTAAATACGATTCGTCAAATATCGAACTTGGTACAGCTACTCTTACTCCGTACTCTACTCAGATTGATAAAATAAAATCTGCAACTTGCCTTTATGAAAAAATTGGCGATATCGTTATTGTCAATGTCACCGTCATTATGAACGCAACATCTTTAGGCGGAACATCTACAATAGCTTTGCTCAATATGCCTTTCTCAAACAAATCGGATGTGATTGTTCATGATATCGGCATAAGCAAAAACGGCGGAATGTTCAGAGGAAGTGCAAGTAAATCAGCTTGGCTGCAGTTTACTCCGCTCAATAAACAGGCTTATAATTTCGTCGCTGATGAGCAGGTAAACTTTTCTTTGATTTACAAAATATAAAAATAACGGAGGTATGAAAAAATGGAACTTAAAGAAAAAATCACACTCGATATGCTCACGAAGGACAGCGTGTCGGTACTCAGACAACAGTTTTTGACCTTTAACGGTGAAGAAATGCAGGTAGGCGGAAACATCCGCAACGCATACATGAACAGCAAATCGGGCAGAGAACAGTTGAGAAAGGTTCTCTCTGACGAATACTACAACGCAGTAATGGCGGTGTGGGGAGCAGCCCCGACCGTTGACGAGCCGGTAGAAAGCGAGGTCGAATAAGTGACAACTGAAATTATTATCGCTTTAATCACGCTTGCAGGTTCTGCGGTGGGTACTCTTGGCGGTATTGTGATTAACAGTCGAATGTCGAACTATCGCATTGAACAGCTCGAAAAAAACAACGAAAGGAAAGATTGAAAATGAAAAAAATTTTTACCAAAGAATGGGCAAAAGCTACGGCGGTCAGAGCGATTAAGACTGTTGCACAGACTGCTGTTGCAACAATCGGCGTGTCAGCCGTTATGACAGATGTAAACTGGATTGCGGTAGGCTCGGCAAGCCTTTTGGCAGGTGTATTGTCGGTACTCACATCGGTGGCAGGTCTGCCTGAAGTATCAGAAAGCGAGGAATAACATGAGTAATTCAAAACTTGTAAATTACACTAAATTATCGCCAAATCACAGCGGTAAACGCACACACAGTATTGACCGCATTACTCCACATTGTGTAGTCGGTCAGTGTAGCGTTGAAACTCTCGGCAACATCTTTATGAATACAGCCTGTGAGGCAAGCTGTAACTACGGAATCGGCTATGACGGCAGAGTGTTGCTTTGTGTTGATGAGGGCAATCGCTCTTGGTGTTCATCAAGCAATGCAAATGACCAGAGGGCAGTCACAATCGAATGTGCAAGCGACACGGTAGCTCCGTACACTATGAACAGCAAAGTATACAACAAACTTGTCGACTTGTGTGTTGACATCTGCAAACGAAACGGCAAGACTAAACTGCTTTGGTTTGGCAATGAGGACAAGACTTTAAACTATTCGCCAAAGTCGGGTGAAATGGTCTTGACTGTACATAGGTGGTTTGCAAATAAATCCTGCCCGGGCGACTGGCTTTACAATAGACTTGGTAATCTTGCAAGCGAAGTAACTGCACAGCTCAGCGGTAAAACATCAAATAAGGAGAATGAGGAAATGATTAAATACGGTTTACATAATACGGCAATACTTGCATTCAAGAAACAGTTGATTACACTTTACAATATGGGTATCATCAAGACGAAAGTCGATAATTCAAACGGTTTCGGTGACGGCACTTTGAAAGCTGTAAAAGAGGCACAGAGAGCAGGTAATATCACGGCTAACGGCGTTGTAGATGAAAAAACAGTCAATGTTATCTATCATCTTATCAATGATTGCAATTGGGCTAAAGATAAAAAAATTGCAAATGCAAAGAAAGCGTTAGGTTAATCTTACATATCCATAATAACGCCCCTAAAAAGTTATTATGGAGGTAAAAATGCGTAGCTTTATCGGCTGGATTGGTGGCAAAAGTCACCTTAAAAATCAGATTATTTCACTTATTCCCGGTGATTGCGAGCGATACATAGAGGTGTGTGGCGGTGCAGGCTGGGTCTTATTCGGTAAGGATAAAATCAAAGGTCAAATGGAGATATTTAATGATATTGACGGCGACCTGATTAACCTTTATAAGCAGATAAAATACAATTGTTCTGCTCTACAAAAGGAGATTGATTGGTTACAATCTCGAGAGCTGTTTTCTCAGTATCGCTATGAGATTGAGAATCAGGTTGAGCTTACTGACCTGCAAAGGGCAGCACGATATCTTTACTTGATTAAATGTAGCTTTGGTAGCAATAGAAATTCTTTTGCGACCGCCCCTAAAACAATTTATAATATCGTTTCTGAATTACCAAAATACAAGGAGCGATTAAAAAGTGTAATCATTGAAAACAGGGATTTTGAAGACCTTATTAAAACATATGACCGTGATTCGGCTCTGTTTTATGTAGATCCGCCATATGTGGCATCAGAACGCTACTATAACCGCAACTATACTAAGTTCAATAAAGATGACCATATCCGTTTAAATGCCGTTTTAAAGGGGATTAAAGGGCGTTTTATCCTATCCTATAACGATTGCGATTTCATTCGTGACTTGTATAAAGGTTACAATATTAAGTGCGTAAGCAGGCAAAACTTGCTCCCAGCGACCGCTGAAAATCGTGCAGAATTTAAAGAAGTTATCATAACTAATTACTGATTTAGTAATAATATTACCGATTAAGCAAAATAATAACGCAGTAGTATATTATATTACTCGGGGCGTTATTATGATTAAAATTCATTTGTCCGATTTGCTTGGCAAATACCGCATAACGCAGGCTGAACTTGCTCGTAAAACCGGCATAAGACCTGCGACAATATGCGATATATATAATGAGATGTGTGACCGCATTAACATTGAACATTTGGACAGGATATGCGAAGTCCTTGGTTGTGATGTTGCTGACATCCTTGAATATCAGCCAAATAAGATTAAAAAGACCGGCACAAATCTCATTTTAGAGCAAAACGGCAACCGAAAAAAGAATAATTAACACAAAAAACACCTTGCAGAAAGCAAAATTTCTGCAGGGTGTTTTTCTTTTTACGGAAACATTTCTGCAACAATATGCAAAAATGATTAATTCAATTTTTTTCATTTAGTGTGAAAAGTTTTTTCGATTTGTGCGAAAAGCGACAATGTTCCGCTGAACGATACTGCAATAGAAATGATACTTGATTTAAGAAATGAATTCTACTTTGGAGAGGACTCACCGCTGATACCCGATGAAAACGGCAACTTTACCAGACCTGTAAATTTCAGAAAACGCTATTACAGAATTCTCAAAGCCGCAGGCATAGAAACCAAAGGCTTGCACTCACTCCGTCATACTTTTGCCACTAACCTCGTAAACGGCATAAAGCAAGCAGACGGTACAATAAAATCTCTGACTCCAAGACAGGTAGCCGACTTGCTCGGTCATACAACTTCTGAAATTACAGAAATGTATTATGTAAAAAGAGATTTGACAAAGTTGAATGGGATTACGGATGGGTTTAATCTGTAAAAAGGAACTTTTTTACAGATCGTATGAACCTCTTAAATGCAAAAACATGGTATTTTAAGGATTGTACTGTTGCCTTTATGCCCGAGATACATTCCAGAATTGAAAACTAACAGAAAGTTGCATGAACTTCAAAGGAAAAATCTCTGTGAAGTTACTAAGTCTTTCAGATAATTAGAATTTGTATTTGCCCTTTCTTGCAAACTTTGAGTATATAAAAGTGCTACACAAAACTAAAAATAATTACATCTCGGTTTGTGTTTTTCTTGGTAAAAATGCAGGCTCAATTTCCATATGCACTGAGATGTAGTGAAAGTTTTGTGTAGCAGCAAATGAGCCGTGTTTTTTTCGTGCGTGGCTCTTTATGGCTGCGCATTTTTTATGTAATTATTATAGTTTTATGTACGGCGTTTTAAGGTTTTGATTCTCTTTCATTTTCCCTGATTATGTTTATAAAAATCACTCTGACCGCATAAGCAAGTTCTTCAACAAAAAAATCTTCCTCTTCAAAACGGAGATTCAATTCATCATTTCTTAGAGCGTTTTTTGCGTGGTAAATTTCTGACGTTGAATACTCGTTTTCAGTCGGTGCATTGTCCTGACGAATTTTTAAATAATTTTTACAGCGTTTTCCGTCCTCGCTGAATGCAAATGTGTAGTAATGCAGATTTTCGTTTGCTTCAAAGAAAAAGTCCTGCAAGCCGTCAGCACCTGAAAATTTTCTTGTGTATGAGTGAATTCCTTGTACTGTTTTGTAAATTTCTCTGTATTGATATTCTGAAAGAAATAAGTTGCAGTTAATGGCTCTGTAAATATTATTAAATTCGCTTGTGTAATAGTCCCAGCCTGCTTTTTTGCCGACATCAGTACCGGGAATGTTGTTGAAATTATCGCTTTCTCTGAGCGCATAAATTATCCGAAGCAGCGGGTTCAGTATATCATTGATAATCATTTCGTTGCATTTGTTCTGTTCAATTTTTTGTAATTCTTTTGATTTATCAAATACTGTAATTGTTCTTCTTTCCATAACAATTCTCCTTTTCAAAAAATATTCTCAGATGAATCTGTTAACCGAACATATTGTCCTATCCTGATTAAAGCTCCTTTAAAGCTGCTTATAATAATATCCCCAAATTCTGAATAATCGGGATTGTCAAAGTTGCGCACATATGCAAAAACATATTGACCGCAGCAGAGTGTTCCGAATTCCCACTCTTCCTTGTTATCGCTTACAAACAATAACGCTATAGTGTTGCCGGTTTCAATGACGTGATAAACAAGACAATCATATTCTTCTTCAAATCTGTCAACGACTTCAGCATACCTTTTATCGTAGTTAATGGTGTCAATAGTCCCCAGCAGACCTTTACAGTTTATGTATGAGTAATAAAGCTTATTCTCCTTAAAATATTTTAATATATTCGGTCACAGATTAAATGTTTTTGTTAATTCCTCCAATCTTTTAACAGCCTCTTCTTTCTTCGCTTCTTTTGAAATTTTGCTCATTTAAATTTCCCTTTTCTGAATAGCTTATTTGCTCAGCTGACATTGACTATTATATCAATCAGTTAGGCGAAGTTTTCCGCTGAAAAATAAGAAAATACTTTTTGCAAAAGTTGGAAAAATCCGAGCAAATGTGTGATATAATGAATTTGAAACGGAGGCAAGTAAAATGAAAGAACCAAAAGAGAGATTTTCAAAGCTTGAAAGAGCGTTTAAGATACTTGAATATTTGAAAAATAATTCAGACAGCGAACATACCGTAACACAGGCGGCCTTAAGAAGAGAATCTGAAATCGAGCCGTATATGGGTGACAAGGAAACCTATAATGATACGATTGTAAAAATGGCGATGGCTTTGAATTTTGATGAATACGGAGTAAAGCCAGAGGATGAATGGAAACTTATTTTTAAAGATTTCGTCAAAAAATTCGGGGCTGAATCGCTTGATGAAAGCGATTCAGAAGATGAATATGACGATAATCAAACAATGAGAATCCGAGGGTTGTATTATAATCATACTTTCACATATGAGGAAATTAACAGTATGATTGAAAGTATTTTGTTCTCAAAAACAATAGATACGGAATCTGCAAACAAGATTATTGAAAAAATAGAAAATAACCTGACAACGAAGTTCTACAAAAAAGGTGCAAAGAATATTTGCAGAGTAAAAGAGCCTGTGCTTGCCGACAGAGAAATCCTGCGTAAAAATCTGCTTACGATTCAGCGTGCAATAGATGGCGGTGTGCAAATCAGCTTTACTTTTAACGGCTATGACAAGTACAAAAAGCTTGTGCCGAATCACAATAAGAAAGATACTGTCAGTCCTTATTATATTGTTGCAAGCGGCGGAAGATACTATCTACTAGCTTGTAAAGAGCTTGTATTTAGCGAGAAAACATTCAGAAATATGTCGATATGGCGTATTGATTTGATGTCGGAAATTGAAATCCCCGGGAGAGATGAAAAACATAATATAAACGGTATTCCGTCAGTCAGCAAGTGGAAGGTTGATAATCTTCCTCAGTCGTGGAGCGAAGATTTTCAGTTATCTCATCTGAATATGTCTTTTGACAATCCGGTGAAGATTAAATTAAGAATAAAAAGTCCAAAAGAAAAAGATAATCCGTCAAAGCCTTTGCGTGCTGATTACACTTTTATGTACGATTGGTTTGGTGATACATTTAAATACATAAGAACAGAAGAATCAGAACCATATGACGATATAGTTGAAGTTAAGTGCAGTCCGTACGCTATGGCAAATTGGGCGTTGCAGTACAGCGACAGAGTAGAGATAATTGAACCTGAATCGGTCAGAAATATGGTTATAGAAAAGGTTATGAGCCTTAATAAAAAATATATAGAAAAGTAAATTTACAAGGAGCGTATTATGATTAACGAGGAAACAATATCAAGCCTTTTGAAAATTTACAAGGATGATGAAAAAATTTTGAATACTATTGAAAGGTGTCTTATCTCCTTTGAGGAATATCACAGCCAGATATATAAACTTGAAATATGTATGAAAATCTTTTCAAACGGAAATGTTGATAAAGATAATTATAAAATTAAAATTGAAGAGCTTGATAAATCAAGAACTACATACCATAATGCTTTGTTGGGTAATGTTAATGTGCTCAACAGACTGGCAGAGAAAAACACTTTACCGCCTTTTTATGACGGAAAAGTGTCGCAGGATAGACCGTATCGCAGAGAGGTTGCAAACGGTGTTTTGCAGTATGTTGAGAAAATAGTTGAAAACAGAAGTTAATATTTTTAAAAATATATTATTTAAGCGGAAAAAGTCGAGTAAAGATTTGATAAAATAAAGGTATTGATTGATTAAGTAGTCGGTTTTAAATGTATTTTGCCTTTAAAAATTAATTGAGGAGAAATAAAAATGGGATATGACAGAATTGAAACATTCGTTAAAAACGAAGAAAAACCATATGAATACTGTTTGGATTTTGAATACGGTAATTCAGCCTATGAAGCACTTAATCCGATAGAAAGGTATCTTGCTTATAAATCAACAGGAGTAAAGGTGGACAAAGATAAACAAAACCTTAGTAATGCCGAAAAGTTTTGTCTGCATAGCCTGAACACATACGGTGATATTCCCGATTGTGATGGCTCTGACGGAAGAAATGCGCTTACGCTTGATGTTTATAAAAAACTCTGGAATTGGGAAAAGGGATATTATTCCTCAGGTGTAATTTCAACTCCGAATTTTCAGGGCGAGTTTGGCGGAGATACGATGAATTCAATGCAGACGACTTTTAATGCATTAATGGGTTATGCTCTGAGCAAATCTGAAAACAGTAGTTTAAGGCAGTATCAAAAGAATAATTACAGCTTTATGGACTGCTTACAGATATATTGTAATTATCCAAAAGAACTTCTTTTTGAACTTCAAAAAGAGCCTGACTTTATTCGATTTGCTGATTTATATCATACAATAGGAAATATGGTGCTTGTTCCTCGTCGTTTTAACAGTGGTCGATACGGAAAAACTTTTGATTTTTGGGATTCTTCTTTAGTATGGCTCAAAAATGACGGCTTTGCATACGGTAATCAGCTTTTGTTTGATAAGCGTAATTTCACTAAATATATAAATTATTTCTATTTATGGGATTATGTAGAAAGTGTAAATGGAGAATATAGGGTCAAGCCTTTGTTTAATTCTCACAGTAATATTGAGAACGGTAATGTCGATAATTCCTTGCCTTGGACAAATATTAGTAATGAACAGGCTTTAAAGCAGTTTTTAAAAAATGCCTGTGAAAACATAAGTAAGCGTGGTTCCTTTATGTCAATTCTTATGAGGCTTAGAAGCGCTGATAATCCAAAGCTAATAGAAATATCCGATGAATATTTCAATATTATTCAAGGTGACTTCCTTCATAACGTGCATATGGATGGCTATAATGATGCAGTGACAATACTTTTGAGATTGTTGGAAAACTTTGATGATAAAAACGACAAAGACTATAAGCTTTTGTCTGATGGGATTATGTCATTATATAAATTAAACGTGAATTCTGACAGAGAAAGTATAAGCAAATCAGCTGTGCATAATTTCAATCAAAAAGAAAAAGCTCAGAATAAAAAGAATAATGATAAAACGAAGAAAAAAGATTCAGTGTTTCATAATATAAAGCATAGGATTAAATTGCGAATAGAGAAATTTAAAACTGCTCCTTTAGAATCAATATGTAATATTTTGTTTTTATCTGTATTAGCTTTTAGCGTGGGTTATGGAGTATTTTTGTATATTAGATATTTAGTATCAGGAGGGTACGATAGTATTACCGGTGCTGAATATTTGCCGATTAAATTCTACGGTGGAAATATATTGAATATATTGTTCATAATTGATTTAATTGGATTTTTATTATTGTGCGTATCTTTTGCAATACGAGAAAAGAAAGCAAAAAAAGTTATAATGATTATTGCTTTGACTTGTATTGCTGTTTTATGTGTTTTGTGTTCATTAATTCCAATTGGAGCAGCAAGTTTGGAGTATAACAGAGCATTTATGCAATGGTTTAATGGAGATACTGTCAATAACGGATATATGATAAATTATCTTATAGATGCTTTTGCTAAGATACTTTTGATAGGTGTATCGGTAATAGCTATATTGCCGCTTATTTTAATGTTGTTTATCAAACATTATAGACACTATCTTAAAGTATTCGGCTTATCACTGCTTTCTTTTTTTATAATTGTTCCGTTAATACTAAATATAATGCAGATTAAATGGGTGACTGTAATACTTGTTATTGCACTCGTAATTGCTGTAATAGCATATGTTTTTTCAGAGATTCATACAATAATAAAATACAGATGTCCTGCTTGTAAAAAGATTGACGCATTGATGATTACCAGAAAGCTTATAAACGAAGAAAACATATCTATAAAAGTTCAACTTGAGAATAGAAACAATTCCGGAGAAATAGTAGGGCATTCTGAACAGTATATTCCCGGTGTAAGAAAAACTTATGAAATAACATATGAGTGTAAATTTTGCGGTTATATAAATAAGGAATTAGAAAAAGAAGATTGTAAGAAGATATAAAATTATTTGGGGACGATGAAATGAAAAAGAAATGCATCATAATTATCGCAGTTGTCTGCGTAGCGGTTGTTGCTGTTGTGGGAACAGTTTTCGGTGTAAGAGCCTACAATGATTACACTTTACAGCAACAGACAGAGGAACGAATTAAAAGTATAGACGATACATATGCTGATTTTTTAGATGAAACTGACAGGAGCAAAAAGCTTGAAAAATTATCAGACTTTATAAAAAATAAGCCTTCAACAAATGACGAAATAGCTGTTGAAGTATTAAACGCTGTTGAGCCAAAGTACAGTGAAACTCTTGAGAAAATGCAAAAATATTTTACTGATGATTACGACAAGATAATAAAGGATAACACAATCATCAGTGACAGCCTTAATAAAATGAATGATAAAAAGAAAATACAAGGTTGTATTGATAAACTTAATTCTTTAGAAGAAATAATTGATTCTGAAAAAGAAATTGTGTTTAATCAAAATAGTCAGAATAATGCTGATAGTTATTTAAAAAAGACAGATGGATTAATAAGTTCTTATAGTGACAGAATTCAGGAGATTGAAAAAGCCGAAGAGCAAAAAGCTGAGGAAGATAAAAAAGCTGAAGAGGATAAAAAAACGGCTGAGGAGAAGAAAAAACAAGAAGAGAGCGAAAATTCATCGTATAACGACGTTTCGTCAGTTAATGATATTTCAAATGAAGATAATAGTTATAGTGAAAGCAACGATTATAATGCAGGGATAAGTAATAACAGCAGTGATAATAGCTATAGCGACGGTAACAGTACAAGCAATAACAATGGCGGAAACGGAACTATGGTAGGCGGAAGATATGTAGAGGGTAGTTGGCATAGCTATACTGATGAGGACGGAACTTCATATTTTGATGATAAAGGAAATGCTTGGGACGATAAAGGAAACACTTGGAATTATTATGAAATATGGGATGAAATAGGAATAGAGCATTGGACATATGCTGTAGAATGATTTAACGAGGAGAAATAAAAATGCGTGCTGTTTACAAAATATTTTTATCTGTATTAATTATTGCTGTTGCACTTTTTAGTTGTTCTTGCGGCGGTGAAAGTTCTGAATTGCAGGAAACAACTGCAACGCAGGTAATACTGTCAACAAAAGCAACAGAAGCTCAAACGACAGAGCCAATGACAGTTCAGGAAACAACTAAGAAAACTGAGCATGCAACTGAGAGTGCGACAGAGAAGGATGTTAGTAATGCTGAAAAGGGAGAAAAAACTGTAGCTCTTAACAATGAATATATCACTCGTTATCAGGAAGTGAATCAGGTTACATATCCTCCATTTGTATTTAATTATCCCGATAATTGGAGCGTTACAAAAGAAGAATGCAATCAGCAGGAGGAACTTGTTACTCTTGAAAACGATGGAGGTGCAAGCGTGACATTTTTACATTACTCAGGTGAATTACAGGGTGGGGGCAGCGGAGTTTATATGAATAAAGAAGAAATCAGTAAAGTTGCTTCATCACAATTTGTTCCGGGTTTTGTACAGGCAACAGACCATAGTTCACTTGGTGAATTTATGGTAGCAAGGATAAAAACAATAGGAAAACTAAATATGAAAACCGACAGAGAGTACACAGAGGTTGATGGAAATGTTGCATATGCTGTACTTCCCGTTAGTGAAGAGGGCATAAGAGAGGGTGTTAAAAGAGCAATAAGCGGTGAATATACCTTCTGGTATTCAAGTACAATTTCTTTTACTGCTTCTAACTCGGAAGAATTCACACCGCAAGAAGAAAAGGAAGTTATCGCAATACTCAGCAGTTTCAGAATAGCATAATTTTATAAGAACATGATACGAGGGTTACATGTTATTTGCAGTTACCATTCATATGAAGATGCCCCTTGCCCAATACACTCTCTGGACATTATTGGTGTCAGAAGTTTAAGTCTGCGATTAGCCTCAAATAATAACCATTCTGATGATATTAAAAAGCAGCTCAGAAGTGATATAGCCAAAATAGTGCGTAGCTATGAAAAAAGCAAAAACAATGTGAACATTGCGGTGCTAAGGGAGAACTTAGAAAGGATTTACCGCGGGCAAAAACCTTATGTGATAACTGTTATGAAAAGTCTAATAAAAAGTACTCACCTAACAGATAACCTGTACAAAAGACAAGATAATTAAAAACAGGTGGAAGCTATGTTAATTTACGAAGAAAACCGCCGTAATATTAATTAGACGTAAATTGGCAAAACTACCTTTTGTTCTATTTATGAGTGTAAAAAGGCCATTCTAAAAGTTGAATTGCAGGATTATTAATGAATGTGAAATATATAGTATATTCAGCAGGACACATTTATAAATCAAAATATGCTACGCTGTAAACAAAGAAAAGGCTTTGGAAAATTAATTTTTCTCAAAGCCTAAATTTATTGGGTTATTTGATATTCTTGACGATATAATGATGCTAACAAGATAATACAGCAGTAGATATGATGATTTTTGATGCTATTTTGATGATGTAGCAGACGGAAACGTTGGAATTATTAGCGCCTGTTGAACATTTTGATGCCTGAAATGAGCATCAACAGCGGAAATTCAGACCGTGTTTCGTACATAAAATTATATCAAAAAAACGGCTCAAACGCAGTGTTTAAGCCGTTTTTGCTTGGCAGGGGCAGAAGGACTTGAACCCTCGGCACGCGGTTTTGGAGACCGCTGCTCTACCAACTGAGCTATACCCCTATATTAATTTTAACCGATGAAATTACGAAGGTCGGTTTTGCAAACTTACTCATAAATTTCAACGCAAGATAGATTATATCACCGTTCAGTCGATTTGTCAACACATTTTTGTGAAATTTGACATTTTGAGCCGAGCGGTGATTTATTCTGCAAAATAATTTGTTTGACTATTCGCCGAAATTTTTTCCTGTAATAAGGTAGTCAATTGAAACATTGAAATAATCGGACAGTTTTACGAGCATTTCGAGGTTTGGGCAACGCAGACCGTTTTCGTAATAAGAGATAGCCTCACGGCTTATGCTCAAATCCATAGCGACTTTAAGCTGGCTGTATCCCTTTTTCTTTCTTATGGCATGAAGTCCGACCATTTTCATCAAAATATCAATCCCTGTTTGCATTTGGTTATTGACACTATTGTAACAATCTGTTACAATATTTATGTAACAGATTGTTACATAATTTAATTAATGAGGAGTGGATTTTT